AGAGACGACCACAACCACAGGCACTGGTACATATACGTTAGCTGGTGCTTTGACTGGTTTTGAGCCTTTTAGCCAAGTGGGTGATGGTAATACAACCTATTACACTTGCACTGACGGCACTGACTTTGAGACAGGAATTGGGACTTTTACTTTGTCTGGGACGACTCTTGCTCGTACCACTATATTGCAGTCCAGTAACTCAGATAGCGCTGTTAGTTGGTCGTCTGGCACTAGAACAATATTCTGTACGTTGCCAGCAGAAAAGATGATATTTAACGATGCAACTGGCACTCCTGTTAACTTTACAGATAACTCGCTGGCATTTGCAATAGCGTTAGGATAGGAAAATGGCAAACGCATTTAAAACATTCACGGCGCAAAACATTGATACGTCATCAAGCAAAGCTACCTTGTATACTTGCCCAAGTTCTACAGAGACGACAATCATCGGCCTTAACATTGCTAACATATTGACAGTTTCAATTACGGTTACAGTCGAGCTACTGGATGGTGGAAGCACCATTACTCATGTAGTTAAAGATGCAATTGTACCTGTTGGATCGTCTCTGGTGGCGGTTGGTGGGCCTCAAAAAATTGTTATGAATGCTACTGACGTATTAAAAGTTTATGGGTCACAGGCTAACTGTTGTGATGCAGTTCTGAGTGTGCTGGAGATTACATAATGGCACTTAGCACTATTGGTAGAAATCAACTAAACACTGGAATTGATGACAATTCTGATGCTACTGCTATTACGATAGACAGTTCAGAAAATGTGGGCATTGGTACTGCGCCAGCGGTGCCTTTGCACGTTAAAGCCTCTGCACCGGGATTTGCTTTGCAGACATCCGGCTCAATGACCAGTGGAAACCGCGCTGATTTTAATGCTTACAACAGTGATACAAGCACGGTTGGACTTATTCGTTTTGGTGCTGTGACCGATAATGTCGGCACAGATATTCAGTTTCATAGTCGTCCAGCCGGAGGTTCGTTGACTGAAGCAATGCGTATAGACAGCAGCGGCAACGTGGGTATTGGGACTAGCGCAGTCGCTGCTGCGTCGACGGGTACGAATGTAAATATACACAGTCCAGTAGCACAAACCACTTATTTAAAACTTTCAACTACTGGCACTGGCAATAGTGCTAGCGATGGTGTTGATTTGATATGTGACAACTCTGGCAACGGGTATCTTTATAACCGTGAAAACGCTAATATAATTTTTGGCACCAACAGCGCAGAACGTATGCGTATTGATAGCAGCGGCAATCTGATGATTGGCACTACTGATTCAACTTACAATTCAATTGGCGCACCCGCAGCACTAACGTCATTTAACAATGGTTCCCGATTTGGAGCAAATTTTGGTGCTTCTACAACAGGTGCTCAATATGCTGTTGTTTTCAGTAATCCTAATGGTCAAATCGGTGGTGTATATGTCAACGGTTCAGCTACTTCTTACATCACATCTTCTGACTATCGTCTAAAAACTGCAGTAGAATATGATTGGGACGCAACGAGCCGCCTTAAGCAGCTAAAGCCAGCTAGGTTTAAATGGATTGCTGACGGTGATGACGCTGTTTTTGTAGATGGTTTCCTAGCCCACGAATGTGGGGCTGTACCAGAATCCATTACTGGCGAAAAAGACGCAGTTGATGATGATGGAAAAATAATCCCGCAAGGCATAGATCAGTCCAAGATAGTGCCACTGCTCACAAAGGCATTGATTGAGGCGGTTGAAAAGATTGAAGCACTTGAAGCCCGAATTACCGCATTGGAAGAACAGGATACTTAGAGAATGGCATACATTGGGCCACCACCATCACAGAAATTAGCAACTCCCACTAGCCAGTATTTTAGTGGGAACGGGTCTACTACAGCCTTTACGTTGAACCGCCCGGTTAATGTGGCTGAAGACCTGAACGTGTTTGTGAATAACGTGCCTCAAGAGCCGGGGTCTGGAAAGTCCTACACTGCCACAGGAACCACACTAACATTTGATGCAGCCCCAGCCTCTGGGACGAACAATGTGTACGTTGTATACCGAGGATTGGCAGAGCCAACAACACGACTAGAGCATCCTTCTGGTCAGCCTCTTGCTGCTACCACTGGTACGTTTAGTGGTGATTTAACCGTTGACACTACCACTCTTAAAGTTGACAGCACTAATAATCTGGTTGGCATTGGTACTGCTACGCCAGCATCATACGATGGTGAGGCTGACAATTTAGTTATTGCATCCTCTGGGCATACTGGCGTAACGATTGCAAGTACAGGTTCAGACCAAAGAACTAACTTATATTTTTCTGATGGGACGAGTGGGACTGCTCCATATGTAGGTGGTTTTTCTTATAACCACAGCGATAACAGTCTACTTGTAAGAACTTCTGGCGCAGAACGTTTGCGTATCGACAGCACTGGTCGTGTCACGATGCCTAGTCAGCCAGTCTTTAGAGTATACAATGCCCCACCAACCAGTACAAACGCTGTCCTTATTTGGGCAACTAAAGCTCTGGACGTAGGTGGTAATTATAGTACAAGCACTGGACGCTTTACTGCGCCCGTAGCGGGTAACTATCTTTTTACACTGTCACATCTTTCTTTATCTAGTGGTTCTAACTATACCCGACTCCTTTTTGCAGTCAACGGCAGTTCGTTAACGACCTATGCAGATACCCTAGAATCTGGAAATGGTAGTTACATATCGGTAAATGCCAGTACCATTATAGCTTTGTCGGCAAATGATTATGTAACAGTTTATAGCACTGGTCAACTTACCACATATAACGGTCCATACGGTAGTTTCTGTGGACATTTAATAAGTTAATTCAACGGAGTAAAAACAATGGCACAAACAATACAAATCGAACTGACAGATACTCAGTTCAAAGGACTAGAATACGCTACGTTGTCTCCGTCTGATTGGGCTGAGAATGCAGTGACGGAACGTGCAAGGATTGCCAACGATGAAATCGTATCTATCTACACTAACCGTGCGCTAGACGAGGGAGTGCAGATACCAGCTACTCGTGAACTTATCGTGGCTGACGCATTTACACGAGGATGGGTTAAGACAGCAGCAAAGCGACACGAAGAAGCATTAGCTAGTTTACCGGAGTAATTAGATGCCTATATCTAAAATACAACAACCAGAAGCCCTTTCTGCTGTTGCAGCAAGTGGAGGCACAACGGTTACATCTGGTGGGTACAAGTATCACACTTTTACATCTTCTGGTACATTTACGGTTACTGCGGATGGGACAGTTGAATATTTAATGGTTGCTGGTGGCGGCGCAGGTGGAATTGACGGCGGCGGCGGTGGCGGCGCTGGAGGATTATTAACTGGAGTAGCGCCTGTTACAGCAGGGACATATTCGATTATTGTTGGTACAGGCGGTACGGGTGCAAGTGGTTATGGCGACCAAGCAGGAAGCGGAGGTGACTCCTTTGCATTAAGCCAACGTGCAATTGGTGGCGGTGGAGCATCCAAAGTAGTGAGTGGTAGCTATGCTGTATCAGCAGCTATTAGTGGCGGCTCTGGCGGCGGCGGGATGGTTTCAACTGGCGGCAACGTGAATATTGGTGGTGCGGGTACTAAAGGTCAAGGAAACGCCGGAGGCAGCGGGAATAGTGCAGGATCGTGGGACGGTGCTGGTGGCGGCGGTGCTGGAGCAGCGGGAGCAGCTAATGGCACCAACACGGGTGGAGATGGTGGAGTAGGTCTTCAGTATTCTACATGGGCAACAGCCACTTCAACTGGCGATTCTGGTTATTACGCTGGTGGCGGAGGCGGGGCTAACGAAGGCGCGGCTAGTCCCGGTAACGGAGGCACTGGCGGTGGAGGTAACGGCGGCTCTAACACCGCAGGAAACGGATTCGGTCAGGATGGTACTGCTAACACCGGAGGCGGTGGGGGCGGTTCTGACCAAACTTCAAATGGTGGCGATGGCGGCTCTGGAATTGTAATTATCAGATACCCAGTTTAAGAGAAAAACAACATGGCATATATTGGTATAGACCCAAACGTAGGTGACATAACATTCCAGAGGTTTACTGGGACAGGGAGCGCCACTGCCTTCACTCTGTCTCAGGCTGTTGTGAGCGGTGAAGCTATTGTCGTGACTATAGGAAACGTGGTTCAGGAACCGGGGGTCAGCGCAGCTTATACAGCGCAGGCGAACACACTTACCTTCTCCGCAGCCCCTGCAAACGGTGACATCATTACTGTGCGCTACTTTGGTCGCGCCGTAGATCAGCCAACCAGTTACGCCATGCAATTATTCAAGTATGTGGCTACAGCAAGTCAGACTGCGTTTACTGGCGCAGACAGCACTGGCGCTATACTGGCGATTAGCGGCAATGACGTAGACGTTTATCTAAACGGTGTGCATCTGGATAGCTCAGACTTCACAGCTAGTGGCGGAGACACAATAACGCTAGGAACAGGCGCGGCCTTAAACGATGAGCTAGTGATTAGAGCCTATCGCGCATTTAGCGTAACTGATACAGTGAGTAAGGCTTCTGGGGGTACGTTTGCTGGGGAGATAACAGCACCGCAGTTCCAGACAACAAACACAACGGTCGATACGGCTGTGTTCCGCACAAACGGTCAGAGCGTTACAGAGAATACAACAATAGGGTCAACCAAGAACGCCTTGGCGATTGGCCCTCTAACGATAGGTTCGTCAACCACGATTACGGTTAACGGCAATCTAACAATACTGTGAGGCATAGATGGCTTCGATAATAAATGTAGACCAGATTAATGAAGCTACCAGCGGCAGTGGTGTAAATATTCCGGGTTATGCGGTGCAAACATTAGGTAACTCGCATGTTATTGGTAGTAATATTGCAACTACCAGCACTTCATTTGTAACCTCTGGATTAACTTCGCCAGTCATAACCCCCAAATTTGCAAATAGTAAAATTGTAATTACTTGTGATGTTGGAATGATATATGGCGTTAATACTGGAAATGGCTCAATGAGTAGTATTTTTAGAAGTGTGCAAGGTGGCACATATGCAGCTTTGAATGTTGTCGATTATGATCATTTTCACGAATCTTCTGGAAGTGATAATATTGCAGGACATATGCATCATATTTTAGATACGCCAACTTATACTCTAGGCAACACAATTTCATACCAAGTTTTTATTAAGAGTCAAGGTAGTGGATCAATATCTATCTATCAAGGTTCAATGGTAAATTATACAGTGTCGGAGATTGCACAATGAGTAAGCTCTTTGTAGATGACATTGTTGAGAAGACCAGCGGTCATGGTGTGGTTATACCGGGGCATATACTTCAAGTTGTAAACACAATACATGGTGTTAATCAAACTATTAGTGGAGCAACTCCAACCGAATACACAGGCATAACAACGTCAATAACACCAAAGGCCACAGGGTCAAAAATATATTGCATGGTGAATATTGCTTGTGGAAACAATTACGCTGGGGGCATTTGGTATAGTTCAAGGCTGTATAGAGACTCAACATCAAACTTACTTGGGACTGTGCATGATTTTTATATGAACGCTCAATACGAATATATTGGCCCTAGATTTTTACACAATCAAATTGATCCAACTACCACAACCGCAGGGACTGCTCGCACTTACAAAGTTTACTTAAACGCAGAAAGTAATGGGAGTGGAAGTTTACATATTAATTGGTCTTCTAATGAATCGCAGTCCTCAATGACCTTGATGGAGATTGCACAATGACAAGCATCTTAAAAGTCTCCGAAATACAAGACCCGACTAACGGGAATAGTGCGCTGACTGTTGATAGCAGTGGTAAAGTAAACGCACCAGTATTAGGCACTTTGACAAGAAATGTAGTGTCATTTCAAGCTACAGGACCAGCATCTTATACAAGTTATGGCGCTGCTGGTGTTATGAGTTATAATGATACATCTTCAGCCGGGATGCATGATAATACTGGTGGAAATTATAGCACTACCAATGCAGAATTTACTTGTGCAGTCGCTGGACTTTATCATTTTCAAGCAAGTTGTTTAGTTGTATCAGAAAGCGCTTTTGGAATAATTCTAAATTACAGAAATAGTAGTGATGCTGCTATAGCAAACTTTCATTGCTATAATCATGGTAGGACTGCACAAACACAGTGCATAGTTAATATGTCAGTTGGAGAAAAAATGCGAGTTTTATCTGAAGACACTATCGCAAAATATATTGGTGTATACGGTAGATTTTCTGGCTTTCTAATAGGATAGGAGAATAAAATGAGTATAGCAGAAGCACTCACAGAATTAGGCATCAAGGAATGGGTGCTTCGTGGTGAGCCAACAACAGAAGATGAGTTCAACGAGATGTTCCGTAAAGTTACGGGCGCTGACTCCAATGGTTCGGCTATTGAGAGCGCCGACCCTGATGACTGGGGTACAACTTGGTCAGCGGTCAAAGCAAAAGCTGACGAGCTAAAGGCGGCAGAGCCTATGAAGCTGCTACGGGCAGAGCGTAACCGATTGCTTGCAGAGACAGACTGGTGGGCATCTAATGACCTTACAATAAGTGATGAGCGTAAGACATATCGTCAGGAACTGCGTGACATTACTAAAAGCGCTACCAGCCTTGATGATGTTAAGTGGCCTACCA